GGTTCAAGCATTTCTACGGCTCTAACTTTATATTCCATTTGATTTGATTTTATTTATACAAAAATAGATAAAAATTTCGACATTTTATCNAGGNTCAAATTCAGCTAAATCAAANCCATCTAANCTATCCTCATTTGATTCAAAACTTATTGGAGGTAGATTGTTCTTNCTTTGATTAATTAATTTAGATTGNTCTGTATTTTGTTGGCTAATTCTTTTNGCTTTAGCATCTTCTTTTGTNTGCTCTCTNNTATTTATATTACTTGTCTCCATACCACGAANCTGCANNTTNTANTCAAACTCCTCACGCATNANATAAGATTTCATCTCNGCTTCTTTCTCCATTTTTTGAATATCAAAAGCTACCTCTGCTTGTTTAATCTGCATCTTAGACCTTGTCTCTAACTCAATCTTTTGCATAGCAACCTGTCCTGCCATCTCTTGAGACTTCAATTGTTGCTGAGCAATCATTGCTTGCTTCTGCATTTCATTCTTCTCTAAACGCTCTTGCGTCTTAATACGCTTCATCTTAAGTAATTGATTAGCAAGTTTAATGTTGCGAATCTCACGTATGTCAATTGCGTCTTCAAGGTTAATGTCACCTTTAGATAATGCCATTTGGATATTGCCTTCTAATTGTGCCTTTTGTTCTTCATCAGGTGAAACCTCAATGAATATACCAAAGTCATAAATATATAGGTCTTTAATCTCGTCTAATATAGATACATTGTACTTACCAATTTGATTAGCAAACTCGTCTTTAAAGTCAGCATATTGCAAAATGTCTGCAACTCTATAAGTTAAAGCCTCTGCTAATGAACGATAAACATACAAAGAACCATCAAGGATATGTCTTGTAGCAGTATTTGAGTTTAATGCAGCCATCTTTTGTAGACCAACTAATGAGTTAGGGTCAGGATTAGAGCCATCTCTCGCCTCGTTAAGACCGGTCACAGACCTAATCATATCAACGTAGTGGTTCATATTTGTAATTAACATCTGCGTTTTAGCAGCACCTGAGTTAGAGTTTAACTGAGTGATAGGCACTCTTGCATTGTTAAAGTCTCCATCTTGAGTGAAGCTACGTCCAATTACACTACCCGTTTGGAAGTATAATCTTAAAGCGTCCTCAGGATTGTATGCGTTACCCGTACCTAAGTCAATCTCGTTTAGACCATCAGCATCAATGAAGACACCATCCGGAACTGTACGAGCAATAACTTGTTGTAATTTTAAATGCGTAATTTGAATCAAATCAGCAAATGGTATCATCCTTCTACATAATGACTCAATAACTCCCTTGTACATACGTGGAGCACAAGCTACATAGTTTGGTAGTGCGTGCTGAGATGCTGACTTAGGACGAACCATATTCTCAGAAAGTTTCCACTGCAATAAGATATTGGTACCCATTACCATAATACCTTCATACCAAACGTCAATAGTCTTCTCTATCTTCTCAAAATTACCCTCCTCCATCATTTCGGTAGGAGGATTAAAAGTTTCATCTTTCTCAATAATACGAGAACCGCCACCCTCTAAAGTTTTCTTTTTGTAAACTACTTTTTTAGTGGTCTTATAATTAAAATATAATAAAGTGCAAGTATCACGATTAAACATACTGTTCTCAGAGAACTGTGATACGTTATAATAATCATACCACGCTTGGCTGTATTGTGTAATTTCTTGTAAATCTTCTCTAGTTAAAGATTGGTCAATCTTCATTAACTCACCTATTGGAAGTGTTTTAATCTCACCCCAATAAAAACAATCTTTAAAGAATGGGTCTTCAGTATAGCTATAAACAATATTAGCAGGGTCAACATATGAAATCTGAACGCCTGTGCCTTGTAAAAATTCGTGTTTTGCAACCTCAATACCAATTACTGTTGCATCGTAGTCAAGTCTCTTTCTTAAGTCATCATAATGATTCTCATCAAAAATAGTATTGATTGCTTCTTCTTCTGCAATCTCAATAGCAGGCTTAAACTTAAGCTGCATATACAACGACAACTCTTCATCTGTTTCAGGAAGTTGCTCAGGGTCCATCATAAATGTATCAACACCTGTCTTTTCTTTTATCGTTGTTAAAATATCTTTTGATACCATCTGAGACTCAATCATATCTTGATACTTACTTCTTTTAGCTTGAGACATTGCATCTTGTGCATACGCCTTAACTTTAAAAAGCCTATCAGACATTCCATTAACAACAATATCAACAAACTTTGGAATAATAGGAACGGGAGTCCAATCTAAATTTAAATAAGATAAATCGCCATCAACAGCTAACTCATTTTTATATTTACCAATAGGCTGTTCACCTCTTGCATATAGCCTTAACCTACGGAAATCTCTCCATTGGCTATAGTACCTACAAGAGTTACCATCTTTACGAAACCACTCATATTGTATGCCTTGCCCCACCTGCAAACCAAATTCATCAGATGCTCTTTCCGCATCAGTTGCTAATTGACTTGGGAAAGATGTGGCATTTATTTGTATTGTTACATTTTTCATCTAACTAATTGACTTGTTGTTCCATCGTTTTTGTACTTAGCAAAGTTAATAATTAAATTTGATTCTTTTTTCTCCGGCATATATAAGTGCTTTTGATTTGCCATTATACATAATCCCGAACTAATAGACGCATCAAATTTTGTTCTGTCGTTTATATCAAACCTCGCCCAATCCTCAAGTGTTCTTGTAAATGGCATTGTGCCCATCTCCTCAGGGTCTCTATATTTTGCTTCTAAATCTAATCCTACAAATTTCTCAATATAAGACTCAATTGCAGAAGCGTGTGCTTGCTTTACATCTTCTGATGAGTTTGGAATACCTCCTAACTCACGCTCAGTCTTTGTTAACTTAGCCATTTGCTTATCCGGTCTATTAACAGAGAAACCTCGGTATCCTCTATTTTTTATATGGTATAAAAGTCTTGGTTTGTTATTCTCCACTAAGATAGGCATTCCGTAGAATATGCAAGCCATTAACACTTCTTCAAAAAATATTTCTGCTGTTTGTGGACGAGCAATATATTCTAAAAAAAATTGATTAACAGGAGCGTCATCCATATGGAACTTAGTCATACCGTGCAGTGCACCATTAGAACCACGTCCACCAACTACGGCTGAGATGTCATAAGAGTCACAACCAAATGAACCAAGATGTTCGTTACCGGGATATTTAATTCCATTTCGTATGTGAATATTATTTTGCATATGCTTAGGCGGTGCCCAAGCAATATTAAATCTACCACGAGTATCAGGCGTCCATATTACCTGAGTATCTTTTATACCATCCTTCCACGAGAATAATCCACGAGTAAGGTATTGTCCCTTAATCATTGAGTCGTTATAGTCAATCTGCTGATATAGTTTAGTTAAATTAAACAAAGCCTGCTTGCTCTCATCTCTAAAAGCGTGAGACTCTGTACGTGGGAACTGACGATAAAATTCGTTCAGTGCGTCAGCGTCACTCGTTAAAGAGTCAACCTCTGCTTCCCAATAGTCAATGGCTCCATTTATAATCCAATTGTTATCCACACCCATTACAGCCTCAACAGGCTTGCGAAATACAGGATGACCATATCTATCAATAAATCCTTCCATATTCCATTCCATAGGCACAAACAGGGCATATAAGCCACTTTTAGTCTGTCCGTTGGCGTTACGAACTTTTACATTTGAATCCTCGTAAATATCTTTGTAGTTTTGTCCTCCTTTTGAAAGTGCATTTGAGGTTGAACCCATCATACACTTACCAATAATTTTACTACCTAATCTTAAACAGGTTTTAGTTACACGCCAATTCTCTTTAATGTTTACAGGCTTAGTCCACTTGGCAGACTCATCGTGAGCCAAGAAGAGTAGCTTCTCTCCATCATAAGAGTTGTCTTCCGTATTCTTCCAATCTATTGATGTATCCAATCCGTCAATCTCATTGTCGTTGGCTTCGTACATATTCTTCTTAGTAATCTTAGATGCAGGGACTCTAAATGCCAACTCAGTCTTTGGCTTGTCCATACCATCCATTACAGGCTTAAAAAAGAAAGGTAATCGACTATTAATGGGCACAACCTTGTCTGTAAACATTTTTTTAGCATCGGCACCCGTCTTAGACAAGATACCTATACGTGCGTCACGTGCGAGCGTGCCTATATTAATACACTCAGATGATGACATAAACGAGAAACCCGAACGTCTAATCTTTAGGTATATCATTCCAAAAGACCTTGGGTCAGCACGACACGCTTCCCAAAATATCCAATAGATTCTATTTGCTTCACGGAAGTCAGGATAGCCCACGTCAATACTTGACCACTGTAAGTACATATAATGGGAACCGGTTATGTAGGTTTTGACACCATTGTTCATAAACCAATATCCCTGCTCCCTGTAGTCAAACTCCTTTTCAATATAATCAACCCAACGGTCTTTAAATTCTTTTGGCTTTTCGTTCCACTGAAATATTGATTGTATTTTAAACAACTCACGTGGAAGGTCTTGACGCTCCCAATATTGTTCAGCTTTAGATGTGTGTCTTTGAAGACACTTATCGGGTATAGCAGGAAGAGCAATAAATAATCCCTCTATCTCTACTACCTGCCCTATCTGTCCGGTCTTTGAGATAACAACAATATCGTACTGAGGATTGTAACCATACAACCACGACCTCACTCTATTTTTATTAGAGATGACGGAAGCCGGTATATGACTTTCAACTATACGGCATAAACTATTGCTTTGACCTTCTTTCTGCAAATCCTTGTTTTGTATCTGTTTTACTTATTCCTCTGTCTGCGGAATCCAAATTTTCTTTCTCTGTTTCTATTCTACTTAGTATCTCAAACGCATCAAAGATGGCTAACTTTTTAGCTGCTGCTGCGTTCTTCATCTTATCTGCAGACACATCTGTATCTGACTCAGTATTAATAATATCTTCCTCAGCCACCTTTATAAGATGACTAACGGCTTTATACCCCGCTTCAATAATACGTAACTTTATTTCTTTAGTGTCTCTCATTACTTAGCCTTTAAAAATATTATCTGTACCAATCTTGCAGACTCTGCCTCTCCAAAGTTATCAAAAATATTACGTGAGTGTGGAGCATCTGCGTTAAAAGCCACCATACGATTAAACTTAGAATACATTGTAAATATTGGATTTTTATTTTCATCGTAAATAGTAGTACCATCATCCTCAGGAGCGTCTTCATTTAAATACAAAAGGCAAGTAATGTCACCCATCATCTCGTCTGTATGTATAAAATTAGGTTCCTCTTGATTAAGTGGAGACTTCCTAATAAAGTTAAAATTTACTTTGTAACCAAGAAATAAATTAGTGACGTATAAGGCAAACTCATCGTTACTATCCCTTGGTTGAATGTTTCTGAAAGTGTGTTCCCCGTCTGCCACGTCTTGAAATTCGTGCAAGTGTATATCTGATACATAAGATAAAGGGTCTTTAATAATGTTGTCAAATGTGATTAGATTCATAATTTGATTGTTATTTGGTGGTCGTACATCCTATATAACTTCTCTTCATCTACTGTAAACTCGTATTCGCTATCCGGAGAGAAGCACACCATATCTCCTTCTTTTATACCACGCTCAAGTAAGTACTCGTTAGGGTACTTCATTATTCCCATTAAGGGTTCTTCTGAGAATGGCTTCTTGATATAGCTTTCAGTTGCAGGTACGGGTTTAATAAAGCAGTATCTATCATAAGCGTTCCACGTGGAGGCGTGTTTATACATATAGAACTGCTCGGTCTCAATAAAGAATAGGTCATCCTTAAAGAATGACTTACCACTTTTTTGCCTACCTCGCATATCATTATAGAACTTGAATACGTTATGGTGCACAAGTAAAGTGTCACCTTCTTTGATAGGACCGTTATAACCCAATGGAAGTTCAACGACTTCTGCAAATCGGTTGGAAAACTTATGGTCTTCCTCAGAAGTGCTGACAATAAAGTCAACACCTCCTATCTCTTTTGTATTGTCGTACCTTCTTCCATTCACAGGCTTAGCTATGAAGTAGAATGGAGACTGCATTAGATATTGATGTTATATTCAATGGATATGGGAATGGTGGAGGTGAACTCTTTCCAAAGCACCACCTCCGCCTTCTCGTTTATAATAAAGATTTGAATAGATTCTTTCTCAGGATTAATCCTAATAAGATGAATTTCGTTAGTATCACCAAGGATTTTCTGACCTACAATATAGTGCATAGCACCGCCTTTGTAGTCAGGTCCTATTGATATTTTACGAATGTCCATTACAACTCCTCCTCTTCTTCATCCTTGATAAACTCAATACCTATAGTCCAATCTTTAAGAAACGTAAATACTTCAAGACCTTGTGCATTAATAACATCAATAGGTTTAAAGTCAAACTCTTTTTCACTCAATTCTTTAATTTGAGCAGTTAACTTTTTAACGCCATCTTTAGTGAACTTGTAGCCACCTTTGTCATCTAACAAAAGAATGTCTTTGTCGTCAGTAGAAGCATTGTCAAGTCTTAAGTCTTCCACTTGGGATTGATAACTTTCGTGAGCAGGTTTAACCTTCTCGTACAACTTGAATAACTTTTTCTGAATTTTTGTCTCTTGAGACCCAATAACGGCATTAATTGACGCCACTAGGATGTTTAACTGATTGTATTTCATTTGATTTGATTTTTACAAAGATATGATTAAATACTANTTGTTGGTGAAACTTCTTCAACTTCTTCAATTTCTTCAGGCACAGGAGGTACATAATCGCCTGTAATGGTCAAATTAAGCTGTTCAGGTGATGCTGCCCA